GAAGAAATGCTTAGTAGCTATAGTTTTGATGACGAGCATTTAATTATAGAAGCCACCATTATAGCCTATAAACAGTTTAAACAAGAAAAAGAAATGGAGTTAGAAAATCTAAAGTATGCCCCTAAAGAGGCCATGTTACCACTTCCAATAGGCAGGCTTAAAGATCCTTCAATGGAACCTAACTTTTATGGTGATAGTAATGCCTAATATAGCCATTATTGATAAGTGCCCATCTAAAGTAGACTACTCAAAATACTTTGATTTTGATTTTGAACTATTTCACTTAAGTTCAGTATATATTCAAAAAATACTTAAAAAAGATGTAGATTTAGATATAGACCCTACTCTTTATGACTTCGTCATAACTGTAGGCGCTGAAGCAACTAAACACTTTGCCAAAGCCTCAGTAACTAACAGTGCCGGGCTACTACTAGATAATCGGTATTTACCTCTACCAAATCCAGCTATGTTAGCTTTTCGCCCAGAAGGTAAACCAGAATTTGAACGTACTATTTCTCAAATTAAAAAGTATATTTCCGGTGATATTAAGAGTGCTTCTATAACTGGAGACTTCAAAGGTATTCAAACACCAGAAGAGGCTAATGACTTTCTAATGGAAGTACTACTGAGTGATGCTGAAGCAGTAGCACTAGATACTGAAGCTACAGCCCTATATCCACGAGATGGTTATGTGTTAGGTATCTCTATATCTTACAAATTAAACCATGGCAGATATATCTTAGCTGATGCAATAGATGAAGGTAACCTTAGTATCTTACAGGAAATTATTACGAAATGGGGTAGTAATATTGTATTCCATAATCGTAAGTTTGATGAAAAGATGCTTAAGTATCATTTTGATCTAGAATTCCATCCTGATTGCCAAGATACAATGGTGGAACACTACGTTCTAGATGAATCAGAAGGTACACACGGTCTTAAAGCTCTAGCTATTAAACATACTAATTATGGAGACTACGATAAAGACCTAGATAATTTTAGGGAAGAGTACTGTAAACAACATAATGTATTAAAAGAAGAATTTACATATGATTTAATTCCTTTTGACATTATATCAAAGTATGCTGCAATTGATACAGCTGTAACTCTGGAACTACACCATAAGTTTAGACCTATTATTGCAAAAAATCCTAAACTAGAAAGTGCTTATAATACTATACTAATTCCCGCAGTAAAACTATTACTGGAAATGGAAGAAGTAGGCATTCCTATGGATGTTGAAAGATTAAAAGCTGCTGAGGTATATCTAGAAAAATGGATAGATGAAGCTAAGCAGGAAATATACCAATTTGCTGAAGTACAAAAATTTGAGCAAGATACTGGTAAGATTTTTAATCCTAATTCTGTACAGCAACTTCGTAGTATTCTATTTGATTACCTAAAACTAACACCCACAGGCAAACTTACAAAAACAGGTGCACTTAGTACCGATGCAGAAGTACTAGAGGAACTTAGTGAAGAGCATCCACTACCCAAGGCTATTTTAAGAGTACGCCAACTAGGAAAAATTAGAAGCTCCTATATTAGTAAAATACTTCCGGAACTAGATAGAGATGAACGCATACGTACAAATTTTAATCTTACTTTTACCTCTTCTGGTCGTTTGTCCTCTAGTGGTAAGTTTAATGCACAGCAAATACCAAGAGATGATCCAATTATTAAAGGATGTATCAAGGCTCCTCCAGGATACAAAATAATCTCACAAGACTTAACAACCGCTGAGATGTTCTTTGCAGCCGTATTAGCTAAAGATAAAAACTTACAGAGCGTATTCTCTAAAGGCGGGGATTTTCACTCAACTATTGCCAAAATGGTATTTAACCTACCATGTCCTGTAGAGGATGTTAAGAAGTTATATCCATTAGATAGGCAAGCTGCCAAGGCAGTTTCCTTTGGGATTTTGTACGGTTCAGGGCCGCAAAAGGTAGCAGATACTGTAAATAAGGAAGGAGGCAATATGACCCTTTCTGATGCAGTAGACGTTATTAAGCAGTATTTTAACACGTTTAATAAACTAAAGGCTTGGTTAAATGAAAGAAAAGATTTTATCTCCCAAAATGGGTATACCTACTCCTTCTTCGGCCGCAAACGCCGCCTACCTAACGTTTTTAGCTCTGATAAAGGAATTGCCTCGCACGAAGTACGTTCAGGCATCAATATGGAAGTACAATCCCTTGCCTCGGATATTAATCTCCTAGGAGCGATAGATACGGCCAAGGAAGTTAAGCGTAAAAAATTAGATGCAAAGATATTTATGTTAGTACATGACTCAATTGTAGCCCTAGTAAAAGAGGAGTGTGTTGATGAATACTGCGAAATAGTAGCTAGAAATACACAGAAAGACAGAGGTTGCAGTATTCCAGGATTTCCAATTGGAGTAGACCAAGAAATTGGGGATGATTACTCCTTTGGAAAGTTTGATAAAATGTACACTATAAAAAATAACATACTCACAAAGGTATCAGAAAAATAATATTGATTTTTTGTAGTATGCGTGGTATAATACATATTATGCAATATAAAAGGAAGTATAATGTCTGGTAAATTTGTGGATGAAACAGTATTTTCGGTGTACAATGAAGAGTCATGTTACTGGGCTGGATTTCTTGCTGCCGATGGTTGTATTGACGTAAATGGCACAATACGTATAGAACTGGGTGGTAGGGATGTTGAGCACGTAAAGTTATTTAAAACTTTTTGTAAATCAGAACACGATATTAGTTATAGTGCTACAAAAAATGCTTATAAGATAGGTTTCTGCTCAAAAACTATTAAAGATAACTTACTTATGAATTTTTCAGTATCCGTTGATAAAACACATAATCTAGTATTACCTATATTTACTGAGGAATACTATTATGCTTGTTACTTTAGGGGGTTCTTTGATGGGGATGGGTGTTTCTCGGAATTTTTTAATAATAGACCAACAGCGAGCTATAGGGTGTTTCTTACTAATGGCTCGCTAGGATTTTTAGAAGAGTCTCTAGATCTACTTAGGAGTCTAAAAGTAGTATCTGGTGGTAGTATAGTAAAGAAATCTGCTAACTGTTGGCATATTCAGTTCGCTATTAAAGATACTACAAGTTTTCTTAATTGGATATACTCTGCTAAAGGATCGAAGCTGCCAAGAAAGTATAATAAGTACTACAATATAATTGTTCTTGGTAACAGGGCAAAACTATGCAACTAATAGAAATTGCTTGGCCCGTATATAGTCTTGGAACTCGCACGCCTATTAGAGAAGGTAATGTATTACTATTTTCAACAGTATCTAAAGATAATAAAGTATCTCTAGAAATAATTGATGATACTAGTGTGCCTGGTAATACACTAGCCCTTAGACGACTTAATCTTATGGGTAATAACATTAAACTATGTAAAATAAGATATGCTTTATTCTTTTTAGGTGATTTGGTAAAAATAGCTAAACCAAATCACTGGTTTATTGATACTAGTGGTAAAGTATTCCAGTATAAAAAAGATAGAAGAGCTAAACTATTTTTTAAGAAGATAACTAATATTACTAAAGGAATAGGAAATGTATTTATTGAGGTGCAGGGGCACGAAGCCAGGTATACTTGTTTATACCCACCTGAACCAGAACAAAAATACGCAGGATTATTATTCTTTAATGGAGTATATATTTTATACGGTTTTTATACTGAACAACATAAAGCAACTTACAGGAGAGTATAATTATGAAAATATCTGACATGCTAAATCAACCAATCGAGTTACAGGAACGATTTATACAAGAGTATACTAAACGTAGTGAAATTTTACGTGCAATGAGACACTATAATGAGACTAGTGCAGAATTGTCAAAGGAACTTATAGAGATTAGAAATCGCTGTACCCATCCGCTGGAAATAGTTAAGAAGTCTTGGGATGAGGATGAATATGGCAAAACAATGCAATCGGGATATATTGATTATATTTGTCCTGATTGTGGAGCTAGACGTACGGACATATTCTAATGGCAAGGGCAGTTATATCAAATAGAATTTATATGGATTTGCCTACTGATAAGACTAAGCTATTTGATGCTTTAACTTATCGTATTGTAAGTAATGATGGTTCAAAGAAGTATGAACAGATAGAAATTATTAGAAATTATAGAATGGTAACACCTTCTATAATTTCTATTCCTCAAGGTAGAAAAGATTTAATACCACCAGAATATGAAATTGTAGACAAAAGAGTTATAGAGTTTGCAGATTTTCCTGCGCCTAACTTCGAATTATTTCCAGAGCAATTAGTAGTATATGATGCAGCAGATGATACCTGTTTTATTAATGCACTGGTAGGATGGGGTAAGACAATGACTGCCCTACATATTGCGCATAAGTGGGGTCAAAAGACTTTAGTAGTTACACACACTAGGGCTTTGCGTGATCAATGGATAGAAGAAGTAGAAAAACTATATGGGTTTAAACCTGGGGAAATCTCTGCAGGAAAGTTTAACATAGAACCACCTATTACAGTTGGTAATGTACAATCAATAGTTAAAAATCTAGATAAAATAGAAAAAGCTTTTGGTACTGTAATTATGGATGAGGCTCACCATACCCCAGCATCTACCTTTACCTCCATTATTGATAAGTCTCATGCAAGGTATAGGCTAGCACTTAGTGGTACTATGGAACGAAAAGATGGTAAACATATTCTTTTCTCTGATTATTTCGGGAGTAAGGTATTTAAACCACCCCAAAATAATACTATTAATCCAACTATACATCTATTAAAAACTGATATAGGATTACCACCAGCAGCTACATGGGCAGATAAAGTAACTAAGCTATTAGCAGATACAGAGTATCAAGACCTTGTAGCTTCAATAGCACTAGTTCAGGCTCGTAAAGGACACAAAGTACTAGTAGTAGCAGATAGAGTAGAATTTCTACAAAATGTAAATGAGTTACTTGGTTCTCGTTCTACTTTAATAGTTGGTAGTACTATTAATAGGAAAGAGGAGCTAGATAAAAT